CGGTAAGCGGCGATCGTGCTAGTGCCCCAACTCCCATCGCTGGCATAAGCCTTGGCTAGGTAGCCCTCGGCCCGTAGCGCAGCCTCGACGAGCTTGACCCCAGCGGCGTACGTCTGATGGCCCTGCGCGGCGCCCGGATCGGTCTTGGCAGCACGCACGAGCGCAGACAGATCAACGGTTGGCTTGCTCGCTGGCTTAGGGGCAGGCTTAGGAGCAACCGGCGCAGCAGCGAACAGAGCCGTCTTGCTGATCGCACCCGGGTCCCAATGATCGTTACCAGGCACGTTGCAATGCCCGTAGTGGCCACCCTTGTTGGTCCACACGTCACGCGAACGACTCGCCGCAGGATCGCCGTACTTGGTCGCAAGGGAACCCATGGGGAAGACGTCCGGCACACCCCAACTGCGGATAGCAGCCATGAGCGCGCGGAAGTTCGGACCAGGCTTCCAGTAGCCAGTGAACGGCGTACCAGCGCGGGCAAGAACCTCGATCTGAATGCAGACCAGGCCCGTGCGGTTCGTGCGCGTAGCACCATCGTTCTTCAGCGCTCGCGCCGACTGGTTAAGCGGACCGTACTGCCCGATCCTGTCCGTGGTCGGGTCGTAAAGAATGTGCGGTTCGTAGGATGCAGTGCTCAGATACCTCCCCACAGCGTCGAACGCAGCGTTACCGGCGCCCGATTCGGTCGTATGCCAGACCACGCGCGGGGGTTTACCGGGGGTGTCCATCGCCCCGCCGATGCTGCCCGAGCCGAGACGCTCAGCGCCCGGAATCCATGCGGTACCCAATGTGTTTGCCTCTCTATGAAAGCGGGCCGAGGCAGCGTGAAGCATGCCCCGACCCACCTACGAATTTTCGTACCTGCTCAGACAGCGTGACGCGAGACGCTAACCGACTGCTTGACGTAGACATTGGTCCAACCGTCAGCCACTAGGCCATCGATGATGGGGCCTAGCCAACCCTCAAAGTCAGCGTCAGTCGGCATAGGTAGCCCGTCATCAACCGCGTTCAGGGTGACGTCAACGTTCGCACCAACGCGTGTTCCCTCGGCGGACGTCCGGGAGCAAGTGATATGTACCGTCGCTGCCCCCGTGTCGCTGTAATTGAAGTCAGGGGTACTAGGGTCGGTCCAAGTTAGTGGCAAGGTTTCACCTTTCAGAGTTACGCGAGTCGCTTGACTTCCATGTACGAGCCAGCGCCCATGCGCGTTATGTCGACGCCGCTCGTCGCCTGCGCCCACTGAAGAGCGAGCGTTCCGGCCGTAGAGCCCGTGGTAACAATGGCGTCTTCAATGGCAAAGCACTGGTTACTGCTGCTGTCTCGGGTGCCGTAGGTCGATGGCGTGCTGTAGAGATGCACACCAAATCGACCCTGACCACCGGACGTAACAGACAGAATCTGCCCCTGGTCAGCACCCAGACATGAGCGGTTGCCGGTTACGCCGCTCGGTACACGCCACTGAGTCTTCAGGCGACATGCGTTCGTTGCGGCGTAGTGCAGGTACATGGTCACGTGGTAAACGGCGTTTGCTAGTAGCGGCGCCACTAGGTCAGCGTCGTCAGCGAGGGTGGTGGTTGACACCCTGTCTTCACTTACCGCCTTCCAATACGTCTGCGGCAACATCATGTTGAGCGCGTCAGCCGTAATGTCCTGCCCCGGATTCCAAACCGGGAAAGTGTCAGTCATGTGTTCCTCTCAGAGCGCCACGACACCAGGGCGGGTAAGCCCGATGTTCTCGCCTGCGCTATGCGACTTGCTTACGGCATTGGTGCTACGCACAACCGTGAAGCGCTGATAGTTGGCAACCGTGAAGTCATCAAACGACACGTTGACGGGAAGCGTGTTCGTGCTGAGGCTGGACAGAATCGAGCGCACGCCGACAGACCCAACGGCAGTGATCGCCGTATCCGTCGCCGTAGCCTGCCACGCTTCAGGCTCGCGAGCCGTAGCCAGCCAAGCCTTAGCGCTGAGGGTCGAGCCAGCCACGCTAAACCGAACCTTGAACTTGGCACCTACGGCATGCGTACCAGGCACCGTGACCGACGTGAGGTCAGTCTGAGTACCGCCAACACGCTTTTGCAGCACCAGAGTTAGGGTCTGGTCCGTGTTGAACGCGAGCCGCGCAAAGTACATGTTGTTCGCGTCAGTCCAGCGAGCAACCGGCCCGAGGTACTCCGGACCACCCGTAGCGAGCGCACTACTCGACACAGTCACCGTCAGGTCAACGTCAGCGGATGGCGCCGGTAGCAGCGTGTACCGAGAGACGTTGATGGACGTATGCGCGTGAACCCCTGCCCCGCTGGCCACGCTGTAGTTAGCAGCAGTGCCACCGTTCGTGGTCCACGTGTCGCCGTAGTCAGCAACTCCCCAACCGTTAGCCACCGTTCGACCGGTGAACGAGTCAGTGAAGCTCTTCACTGCGGTAACCCGCATGTCCTCCCCACCGGCACTCACGCTGAACGGGAACGAGCGAGGCTTAGGCGCACCACCCAGGACGGGCCGAATGTTCGCACCCTGCACAAGGATTACGTCCGTCGCTGGTGGGGTACCACCGATGGATGCCGCAATGCTCATGCCGTCGATGCCCGCAGGCGCCGTGAACGTGGCTTCAAAGTACTTCCACGTGTTCGCCACCACAGACAGCGTGTTACTGCTAGTGCTGGTGTACGCGTTCCCTGTGTACCAGTTGAGGTTTAGCCCAATCGTGCGGGAAGTAGCGCAGCGCATCCACCCCGAAATGACGTACTGGTTACCCGTGATGGCGGGAACCTTGGTCGTGAACGCGTTCGGGCTAGAGGCCACACCGTTCGGGGTGAACTGGAGCGCCCACCCGCTATAAAGCGGCGAGTCAGGCGCAGACACACGGGCCATCGTTCCACCAGACGCATTCCACCCGAGCGCATCCGTGTCCAGATACGGGTTAGGGGTTGCGATAGGTGCAGCCTCAACCCATGGCTTACCAGGGGTCACGAGCACATCTACGGCCGTTTCAGTGGGGTCGAGCGCCTCACCTAGCACCGTGGATATTGAATCGACCTTACCCAGCGAGGCGCCGTTAGCTATGCCCGCTTCACGGCCGTCAGTCTCGGCCACATTCCACACGCTGTGGGGCGCACAGTTGTAGTCAATGATCCATTGGGCCAGCGAAAGGGTTTCCTGGTAGCCCTCGACGCGCTGATCAATCAAACCGGGCGGAAGCCACTCGGGCGGATTGGCGATCGTCAGTCGGTCACCAACTTCTAGGTCAGCAGCGTCAGAGATGAGTGCAGCGTTACGCGTCAGGTCAACAGCGACGGACGGGTAACGGGCCTCATCCACAGTGCCCATACGCAGGTACCAGAATGCAGTGTTCACAACCTGGTCATCGGTGAACAGGTTCAGGGTCGTACTGTCGTCGTACGTGCCCACACCTAGCGGGGGGTTCTGTACGGACAACCGGCCCGTTGCCAGCACCGCTTGCGCCGACCCACCGTTCTGCCGCTCAATCGTGCGATCGTTGCGGATTAGCTGGTCGTCGTCGACAGGCTCAATCGGGGTGATCAGGCCACGTGCGTTGAAGTCCAGCGCGAGCCCAACCGGCTGGTTATAGAAGCTCCTACGACCCCGGTAGACAAGCCCGATGTCCTCACGGTTCTCGTACAGGTTTCCACCGTCAGCGTTGGCGGCATCCTGCACGATGTTCAGCACCGTGTCAGACACCTGCGGGCCAACCTGCGCATGGTCGGTAGTACCGTCCGCAATGATCAGCGGTAGGGACTCCTCACCAGACAGACGCAGCATGCGGTCACCAGCGGTCTCACCGGTCCACGCGTCAATGGCGCGCAGGTAGGCGCCGTTAGAGTTCGCGTCCCATGCAGCCCATGCGGATATGTGGCCGATGGCCATTCCGTCAAGCTCAGCCGCAAAGCCACCAGCGGGGGAAGCCACAGCAACCGGACGGCCAACCGTGCCCACATAGTTGCCACTTGCGGCGCCCGAGTCGCCACCAACGTCAGTCCAAATCAGCTGCCAGTCGAGTTGCCCGCTAACCGTGGGGTCGGGCGAAACCTCAAACTGAACCTTGGTCCAGCGCCCCCATAGGTCAGTGCCAATGGCCGTGTCCCAGCGCTGAAGTTCAGTGCCGAACGTGTCACGCGCGATGACTCGGGCAGTGCCCTGTCCCCACTGCAACAGCCACTCACCAACGGTCCCTGTGGAGATAATCCGCATGTGGGTCCATATGGTGGTGTGGATCGTGTCATGGCGGTAAACCCATTGCACGGTCCATGACGTTGGGGCAGTAGCAGGCGCCGGAATCGGGCCGTACATCATCGGCAGTACGCCGCTCTGACTCGCCAACACCGGAAGCGGGTCACTCGACGCAAGGGTATTCGCTGAGGCCCAAGTGGCAAGGTCAAGCTTCAACGGCCCGTTACCAACACCCAGGTTGACAGCGCTGGTAGCGTCCGCGCCCTCTTCCATCGGCCAATAGCTCAGAGGCTTGAACGAGGTAATACGGCGCCTCAGCGTCGAGTTGAGAGCTTTCTTGCCCTGACTCAGTCGGCGCAGAATCCCGGAAGCGACGAGCGGCACATAACCGTCAGTGCCCTCAGCCTCCCAGCGGGTAGGCCACTCAGACACCTCCCCCACAAAGCGCGAGCGCCGGTTAGTAATCGCCGCCCCACCCGTGAAAAAGACCAGGTTGTCAATGTGGGCTGCATCCTCACCGAACGCAGTGCTGTTGTCCTTGACATACCGGAAAGTGACGGTGCTCTTACCGGTCACGTCCACGGTCGTCTGTGACCATGGCGTAGTGCCCTGCGCACGTAGCACCTGCACCCCGTCGACCAGGACAAGCAGCCTGTCACCCTCGAACCCAGAACCAGAGTTCTCAGATGACGTCCAGTACGAAAACTTCAGTTCGGTTGCCATCGGGGGCACCGTGACCACAGCGTCTGAAGTCTGGTTGTTGGTGATCGCCCCCGAGCGCAGGGACCAGGCCCCTGTGTCGTAGTGCGCACCGCTACGGGCCCAAGGCAGGTTCCCGCCGTTGGTGATGGTTACGTTGTAGGTGGCATCTTCAAAATCCTCGGTCACCGTTCCAACCGACCACGCCCGACCAGCGGAGTCAGTAAAGGCCACAGTTCCCTCTGTCTGCGCCTCAAAGTTCGGGGAGGCCACAACGGTGCCATTGATGGCCGAACGCACCTCAGCGCGGTAACAGCGCCCCGTGAAGGGGTACCGCAGGACCGAGATACCAGAGTCAAGTTGCTGAGGCGCCACACTCAGCGGGGCGGAGCTGTTGAAGATCGTCAGCGTCCCGTCAGTGCTGACAGCGGGAACGCCGATCATGCGCCACGGACCGTCAAGCGAATCGGCCCAGTAGAACGTGAAGGTCACGCCACCCGAACCGTTGTCAGCGTCGAACGTGGCCCGTAGGGCAATGCGCTTGGGGAGGTTCTCGGGAATGCCGATCCATGCAGTTCGGCCAACCGTGCCGTCCTGCGTCGTGTGCAGGTACAGCGAGCGGTTCTCAATGCGCATGTGATACGAGCGGTTACCCGCAGCGCCCCACTTGCCGATGAGCATCTGAGCGCCGGACGCGTACCAATCCGCCTCGCCCTCCCACCGGATATCCAGATCACCCGTGATATCCAGCGCGGGAACGTCGGGAGTCGTCGTCAGGTCAGGCTCACCCGACAGATTGTCGAGGAACACCCCACCCTCAAGCACGCTGACCCGTAGCGGAGTGTTGCGGCCGAACTTGCCGTAAAGGTCGCTGCGAGGGTTGCGAGGCGAGTACCGACCCACAACCCCCGTCAGCTTAGAAATGCCGTTGTTCAGGGTCAGTCGACACGACCCAGGGTCAACAGCCGCCCCTTCGTTCGCCTTACCGCGCGTGATCGTGACCGGGTCTCGGTCATACACGTCAGCGGATATGTCCTGCCACATGCCATCTATTTCTAGCTCTGTGACAATCTTCAGCGGATCGTCGGGGAAACCCATCAGTACCTCCTATCGCGCGGCCATCGGAGCAAATCCACGGCCGTCAACACGGAACATCTTTCGAACCAGGGCCTTCATCTCAGCGTCCGACCCGGTCACGTCTAGGCGGAGAGTCTGCGCTGCGCTTGCGGCAGTAGCCTTGGCAACACCCCTAGCCTCCAACGCAGCAGCCATCGACGGAATCTGTCGCTTGGTCAGCGTCTGTAGCTGCTTCTTCAGGGCGGGAGTCTGCTTGGTGATACCGCGCTGGAAACCCTGGATTACCATCCGGCCGTTAGGCGTAAGGATCTTCTTATCCAGAGGGGCGGGACCCTTCCAGCTAGTCAGCTTGGACGTAAGTCCCCCAAGCGTCGACTTGACAGAACCGAACATGCTCTTAATGCCGTTGACGAATCCAGAGATCAGAGACTTACCGGCGCCTAGCAGGACACCACCCAGCGAACCGAGCGCCCCCTTGGCCTTACCGGGCAGACCCTTAAGCCACCCGATAGCGTCGCTGATACCAGACTTGGTGGCAGAGACCAGCTTGGACCCCGCCGACTTAGCGGCAGACCAAACCTTTCCAGCGAGCGGGGCAAGCGCGCTGAGAACCTGACCAGGCAGCTTCGTGAAGATGCTGAGCACGAACTTAGCCATACCCGAAACAGCCTGCTTGGCATACCCGAGCGCACCACTGAAGTCACCATGCAACAGCGCGGCAATTGCCTTGAACGCTGGCACCACAACCGAAGTGATGTACTTGGCAAGGTAGTTGGCCAGGATCGTTGCAAGCTTCGCAACTAGCGTGATGATCGGGGTGAGGATCGGCACCAGGGCCTGAACGATCAGACCGAGCGCGTTGAACAGCGGAACCAGGGCCTGAAGGATCGGCGTAAGCGCGGGCAGCAAAGCCACCACAAGCTGACTGATCGGAGGCAACAGAGGCATGACCGCCTGCACCAACGCTAGGAACGCCTGAACCAGGGCAGCGAGCACAGGGCCCAGCGCTGCAATGATCGGCATTAGAGCCTGACCTAGCTGAACGATGATCGGCCCTAGGGCAGTCAGTAGCTGACTGAGGATTGGACCAGCAACCTTCAGCATCTGGCCCATTAGCTGACCCAGCACAGGGAGGAGAGTGCCAATCACGGTGCCTAGTCCATCGAACACACCCGCCGCCGCACCTATACCACCAGCCAGACCATTCAAGAACCCAGCCAGCGCGTCACCAACCGTGGTGAACAGTGCACCCAGCGACTCGACCAAGGGCTGAGCTTGCTGCATCACAGGAACCAGGCCACTGACCAGGCCGTTAACCAGCCCACCAATACCCTGAACTAGCGGTTTGATCATCGGGGCAGCAGCCTTGAACAACTGCCCAAGCTGAGGCGCAATGTCGTTGAAGATGCCCTGAATCTGCGTCGCTGCCTGCTCCATGGGCTTGACCATGGGCTGAACCAGCTTGGTCATCGTCTTAGTGACGTTGTCCTTGAGCTTGGTAAAGGCAGCCTGCACGCCCTTGTTCTCCGCAGCAATCTTGGCACCTAGGCCAACTACGGCCAGCGGTACAGCAGCAAGCGCACCAGCGGCACCAACGGCGCCCACACTCATTACGGCGAATGCCTTGCCCAGGTTGGCAGCCGTAGTCAGTCCAGCCCTACCGGCGCCAACAATGCCCCTGCGCATGGTCGATGCGGCGCCTGAACCAAGCTCGCGCATAACCGAGCCGATACCGCCCAGCGCATCACGCATTCGCTGACCATTGGTCATCATGGCGTGCGTCGAGGACAAGACACGCCCGTCAACACTCCGCCAGTTCCCGTCAGTGTCGCGCGTCATGCCCGAGGTAGTGGCACCAATGGATCGGATAGCAGCGTTCGCACGGCGCGCACCTGCCTGCACCCTGTCAGTGTCGATGCCAAGCTGAACGGTTAGTGATGCCAGCGTGGCCACCAGACCCCCTTTCTGCCCGTAGTCACCTACGAACTTTCGTATGTGCGAACAGAGCCGCCCAAAGCAGCGTTTGCCTTCAGTACCTCTTGCCAGATCTCTTGCGGCGTCTTCACGCGCTGATACCACACGGGTACAAAATCCTTGGCCTTGAGCTTGGCGCCGTTCGCGTTCGCCACAGTTGCAGCGATGATGGAAGCGCTAATGTCCGTACGCTGGTTCGCGTCGAGGGGACCGGTCACCCGCTCGTACGCCATCCACTCAGTGAGTTCTCTGGACGACATACGAGCGAGCAACTCGGCCACGGGCATACCCAGATGGCCAGCAAGACGGAAGTAAAACTGCCGCTCTGGACGGCCTACTAGTTTCCCGTCAGTTCCTCAACGTCGTCATCCGTCAGACCGGAAAGACGAGAGGCTACCTCGACCACGCGAGTAAGGGCCTGGGCACTCTTTTCGCCGAGTCGCTTGACCTCAGCGTCAGAGCGAAACAGCCGCTTGCCGTTCGCGTCGACCAGGCAGAACGCAGCGAGGCGCGCGCGATACTTGTCAAGGGCCTTGTCCTTGGCAACGGCAGACATGTTGTCATTCATGAGGGAGGCCTCAAACCGGTCCCGGTCCGTGCCGTTCATGCCCTGAACGAGAACCGTACCGCCCCACTCCGGGACGTCGACAGGCTCACGCTGAAGATCGTCAGCGTTCAGGATGTCGTCAGCGGATAGGTACATGTGGTTACGCTCCTGCGGTTACGGTCGGCTTGCCCGACACCTTGAACTTCAGCTCAGCAGACAGCTTGTCGTCTACCGGCGCTTCCTGCGAGAACTCAGTGAGAATCAGCGCTAGGTCCCACTCCCCCAGAGCCTGGGGAAAGACCAGCTTGTAGTTACGTGGCTTGACGTCTTCAAAGTCCTGTATGAGCACGTCGTGAACGGACGGGTCATAGTTCACCGTGATGGTGACCTCCCCCGCATCCTTCAGGCCACCAATGAACTCGCGCCACCCGTTCGCCGAGTCGTGCGCGGTAACGTCGTAGGTGTCCCGCTTAATCTCGGGGCCCTTGACATCCGACACCCTGCCGATGGCCGTGAAAGCCTCAGTCGGGGTGACACCATCACCACGCTTCAGCGCAATGCCGAACGCATCGATACCAGACACTCAGTTACTCCTTAGTCATGTGGACCCGGTATTCCGCGTTCAGGTGCTTAACGCGCGGGTCAGGGTCGGGGATTGTCTGATGCTGGGCATGTTTGATGTACACCTGTGAGAACCCAGCAACAGTCAGCGGCACGCGATCTAGGGCAGCGTCAACAGCAGAGAACATGTCGTAGATCTCGCTGGACCCCGGGGCCATCGACCAAACGTGAATTGTCACGGAGGAGCTAAGACCCTGCGCGTCATGAGTGTCATCAGCCAATTCGAGAATGTTCCCGATTGTGACGAACGGGTAAGGGGCAGGCTCGGGCACCTTGTCATAAACCCTGCCAGCGAGCGACGGGGCCCCATTGAGCTTGGCGAAAATCGCCGACTGTAGCGGACGCAGTCCAGTAGCCAAGGGTCACCACCTGCCAAAGAATCGGGGTGCCGCACGCTGCAAAGCGCGCTCACCGGTACGTGCATGGATCTGAGCGGCGGGCCCCAAGAACGGCTGATCGTTCATCTTGCTAGTGCCCTTTTCGACGTAGTACGCGTACTCGCGCACCTTGCCAGGCTGGATCTGCACCCAAGCCTTACCGCTACTGCTGTTCACCTTGGTCTCAATGGAATCCCGCAGCGCACCCGTGTTCACAGGCGCAAGATCCTTGGCCGTCTTCTGTAGATCCTCGGCCCACTGCTCAAGCGCTTCCGCTCGCAGGCTGTTAGCCCTGCGGGGAAGTTGCGCAATACGAGCAAGGGCCGTACGCAAACCGCGCAGACCATCCCCCGCCATTACTGACCAGCCTGACGGAAGAGACAGCTAGCAGCGAGGTACGTGCCTGGCATGCTCGGCTCGCTGACACTCAACACGAGAAACTCGTCAGACCCACGGTGCAGGCGGTCACCACGCTGTACGTCAGTGCCGGGAATCAGGTAGACCGTGTGCGTCTGGCTCTCGCCGCTCTGCCCACCTAGGACACGCTCAATGGCGGTCGACTGAGCAAAGCGAGCGGGCACCGTGGCAACGTTCGTCCACACGGTAGTGAAACCGCCCATGCCATCCGAGGTACGCACGTCCCGGTACACGTCAGCGGACGCATTCAACATGCGCGCAATACGACTCATCGGGACTTCACCACCACACCAGGACCAGCACCAAAGCGGGCAGCAAGGCGGGCACGCTGCTCATGACTCAGAAGCATGATCCCGGTTTCGACCCCGGAGTACTTCACCTGATAGTCACCGATGCGCTCCATGTCGACCATGCGCGCGAGCGGGTCACCAGCGCGGAACTGCACCAGGGCCTGACCCGCGAGGCGACACACCATGTCGATGATGTCAGCGGGCACCGTGGGCAGACCGTGAACGTAGGTCACCTCGACCGCTGAAGGCTCCATGTCGGCACGCCACCCGTAGGACGACCACTTGACCGCACGCCACCCCATACGGCGCCACAGAGCGCCACTGGCTAGCTTGTAGTCCGTGACGTCATCGCCGTCGACAGTGACCGAGGTGACCGACTGCACGGGATTGCCAGGAAGCCTCAACCGCTGATCGTGGTCACCCTCAAGTACCACCGTGCTAGTCGTCTGAGTGATCGGGGTACCCGCAGCCTCGCGAACCAGCGCTGAGGCAACGTCAAGATATGTGGAAACAACGGCGGTCTCTGACCCAGCAACAGTGACGCCACGCGCTTCTAGGTCAGCGACAGTTGCCAGCGGAACGAGCGCCATGGGTCACCCTTCTTACTTAGCGGAAGCGGCAGGCTTACGGGCGGAAGGCTTGAGAACCTCGACCCGCTCAAGCTCGTCACGCTTCAGAAGCTTGCGTAGGTAGTCGAGCGTCTCGCTGTCCTCTTCCAGCGTGAACCGAACAACCTGCTTGGACTTGTTCTCTACCTCAACG